GTCCGTACTGTGATTATTATCCGTATGTATATTATAAAGTAAATTACGACGGAACGAATTATATCCCCACTGACGAACAGATTGATGCGACCGACGGATTATCCATCGATGGTGTGTTGACCACGACCGGTGAAATTGTATATTCTGGAAAATCAACATCTGGTAATCAGGTGTTTTTTTGTGCCCGGATATCGGAAGTCGGAGTTCCATTACCGGATGTAACTTTATCTGTATATCGAAGAGAATTTGATGGTTCACTGGTGGAGTTGGCGACCGGAATCGAAAACGGCGAGAATACATATATCACCGATCCGCACCCAGCGTTAGACTTTGCCCGATATCGAGTAGTGGCAGTCATGAAATCTACCGGTGCAGTCAGTTACTTCGATGTTCCAGGATATCCGGTGGAAGAGAAAGCCGTTGTTATTCAGTGGGAAGAAGATTGGCAGGAATTTGATACAAAAGAAGATAAGCAGCTCAGTAAACAACCATGGTCTGGATCGTTCCTGAAGCTTCCATATAATGTGGACGTGTCGGACAGCCATAGCTCAGATGTATCCCTTGTGAAATACATTGGAAGAAAACGACCTGTCAGCTACTACGGTACACAGCTTGGGGAAACTTCCAGCTGGAAAGTAGAGATAGCAAGGGAAGATGTTGATACTCTATACGCGTTAAGAAGACTCTCTGTGTATATGGGTGATGTTTATGTGAGAGAACCGTCGGGAAGTGGCTATTGGGCAAATATATCGGTTTCGTTTAGCCAGACGCACTGCGAGGTTACGATACCAGTTGACTTAAATATAACCAGGGTTGAAGGAGGTAAATAATATGCCGAATTGGTTTGAGTCTATGCGACAGACTTATGAATATTACATCGTCGATCCTGGAACGTGGATGGATACGAAACTACTTACGAATGTGAAATCGTGTAGCATAACCAGAGATCTGTCCACAGAAACACTCGGATCAGCAACTATCGATATTGAAGAAGCTATCGGTGAATGTTACATCCGAGTGTATCTTGTTACAATTCAAAATGGAATCACTGAGAAGACACCATTGGGAACTTTTCTGGTGCAGACCCCGACTACCAGTTTTGATGGTAAAGCTTCCAGTGTTTCTATGGATGCATATACCCCTTTGATCGAACTTAAAGAGAATAAGCCGCCATTGGGGTATTTTTTATTGAAAGACGATAACGTCATGGGTAACGCTTACCGGTTAACTCGTGAACATGCGAGAGCGCCGGTAGCTAATACCGAAAACGAAAAGACCTTATATAGCGACTTCGTAGCCCAGACGGATGATACATGGCTTTCGTATATTACTGATTTATTAGCGAACGCCAAATATCAGTTTTCCTTGGACGAAATGGGAAGAATCTTATTTATGCCGAAACAAGAAATATCTTCTCTGCAGCCGGTGGTTGAATTCGACGATGGAAACAGTTCGATTCTCTATCCGGAAATAAGCTTAAATAGAGATTTATACGGAATCCCGAATGTCGTTGAAGTCCTATATTCAAAAAATAACGAACATTATTATGCCAGAGTGGTAAACGATGATGCTAACAGCCTTACATCAACGATCGCTAGAGGACGAGAAATAGTGTATCGAGTATCTGATCCGGACCTTATCGGTAATCCGACAAATAATCAGATACAGGAATATGCGGAACAGACACTAAAAACCCAGTCTTCTTTGGAGTGCACGGTTTCCTATACACATGGGTATTATCCAGTACGAATAGGGGATTGTGTTCGACTGAATTACAAGAAGGCTGGTATGACTGATATAAAAGCAAAAATAATAAGTCAGACAATCAAATGTGAGCCGGGTTGTCCTGTGACTGAAAAGGCTACATTTACAACTAAATTATGGAGGTGATAGCTCATGTCTTTATCGAGTGAGTTGATTGATCAGCTTGTAAAGGTTACTCAAAACACAGAACCACGGGATAAAGATAATACAGCTTACGGTACCGTCGTCATTATGGGTAGTAAAAAATACGTGAAAATTGACGGGTCTGATTTAATGACTCCGGTTTCATCCACTGTTGCTGTTGAAAATGGCGATAGAGTAATTGTAACGATTAAGAGTCATTCAGCGACCGTTACCGGTAATACATCATCTCCGGCAGCCAGTGATAAGAAAGTAACTGAGCTTGGAACAAAGATTTCCGATTTCGAAATCGTAATTGCTGACAAAGTAAGCGCAAAAGAACTGGATGTGCAGATAGGTCGAATTGATGATCTGACAGCTGATAATGCTACGATTAAAGAATCGTTAACAGCAAATAAAGCAAGTATTGATGATTTAACCGCGAAGAATGCTGAAATCACCGGTACACTGGAAGCAAATAAAGCAAAAATTGATGACCTTGATGCTAAGAAATTAGATGCCGAAGTAGCTGATATTAAATATGCAAGTGTTGATAGATTAGACGCCACCGATGCTGATCTGAGAAACCTTAAATCCGATTATGCCCAGTTTGAGAAAACTACAACTGGTGAACTGGAAGCAACAAATGCGAAGATCGACGGTCTGGATACCAAATACGCAAATGTTGATTTCTCAAATATCGGCAAGGCAGCAATTGAACAGTTCTATGCCACATCTGGTATTATCAAAGATCTTGTTGTCGGTGATCAGACAATTACGGGTGAATTGGTCGGTATTACAATTACTGGTGATCTGATTAAAGGTAATACAGTCGTTGCTGATAAATTAGTCATTAAAGGCTCTGACGGTCTGTATTATAAGCTGAATACAGATGGAGTTACAACCGAAAAAGAACAAACAGAATACAACAGTCTGAATGGTCAAATAATTCAGGCGAAATCTATTACAGCCACCAAGATAGATGTCAAAGACTTAGTTGCTTTTGGCGCTACGATCGGTGGCTTTAACATTGGACAAGATTCTATATTTTCAGGTGTGAAAGAAACAGTTGATAACAAAAGCCGTGGTATTTACATGGATAAAAACGGTCAGATTGCTATCGGTGACGTGAATAACTACATCAAATATTTCAAGGACACCGATGGAAGATATAGATTAAAGATTTCAGCAGCCAGCCTTGAGTTTAATGCTTCTGGTGATAGTGGAGATAGTCCATCGAACTTTGAAGAAGTAATCGGAAACCTTGATAAGAAAATCGACGATATGAAAGATGAAATACTCGTAAATCTTTATATATCTTCGTCGAAAGGCCAGGTCTTCAAGAATAATGCCGTATCGACAATATTATCAGTAACAATTTTTAAAGGAAAAACACGAATAACGAATATAGATCAGCTACATAAAGAATTTGGAGAATCGGCATATATTCAATGGAAATCACAACTGGATGAAAATGATGACTATTTATTAATACCGTCTGTTGATGAACGTATCACAGAAGGTGGTTTTAAATTTAAAATAAGTCCTGACGATATTGACACGAAAGGCGTATATACCTGTGATTTAATGGACTGATATGAAAGGAGAAAATCAAAATGGGAATAAAAGCAACCGCTCAAACAACGATCATCGACGTTACCGATGCCTATAATGTAATTCTT